AAAACTCTTGAGTTTTTCGAGTGTGTCGAGGAAGCAACAGACACGCCGTCAGTTGACGACGCTTCCACAAAAACCTCGGTGGAGCCGAGGTCCTTTTGTCCACAGTCAGGTACTGAGACAACTAAGGATAACCGAATTATGAAAATGCAAGGTGATGAATCTTATCAGAATGTCAAATTTTCTGATCAGATGAATTCCTATTCATATGAGGTAGAGAGTGAAATTGATCCTACGCGCAAGCTTATGGATACCGATGATGCTACTCTCGATAACTTCTTTAAACGACCTATTAAGATTCATGAGGCCGAATGGGGCACAGGTACAAATTTGTACTTTGCGATTAACCCTTGGGCTTTATATCTTGAGAATTCCAGAGTTAGCAATAGGATTGCCAATTACAACATTTTACGTTGTTCTTTGCGCTTGAAAATTGTTATTAATGGTAATGGATTTCAGTATGGTAGGGCTATTGCGTCATACCTGCCGATGGCAGCTTGGGATTCGCTAAGTAGAAATACTAGCTTAATTCAAACTGACATTGTGCAGGCTTCGCAACAGCCACACATTTTCTTGGATCCTACCACTTCAGCTGGTGGTGATATGAAGTTACCCTTTTTCGATTATAGGAATTACGTGAGTATTCCAGAGTCGGATTGGGATGAATTGGGTGAACTTACGGTTCGTTCGATTAATCCACTAAAACATGCAAATGGAGCTACTGACCAGGTTACCATTTCTGTGTTTGCCATGATTGATGATGTGTCTATGAATGTTCTCACTTCAAGAGAGCCTGATACGTTGACCCCTCAATCTGGTAGTGAGGTGGATGAGGCTAATTCAAAAGGATTTATTTCTGGACCTGCTACAACAGTGGCTAAGGTTGCAGGAGCGCTTAAAAATGTTCCTGTAATAGGTCCTTATGCTATGGCTACGGAAGCTGGAGCTACAATGGCTGCTTCTATGGCTAAAGCTGTTGGATATTGTCGCCCGCCTGTGACAAAGAATCCTGAGCCTTATAGGCCACACATGGCTTCATCATTAGCATTGACTTCGGTTCCTGATGGGACCAACAAAATGACAGTTGATGATAAGCAAGAGTTGACAATTGACCCGCGAATTGCTAGTCTTGGTTCGAGTGATCCACTTAATATCAAAGACATTGCTAAGCGAGAGTCATATTTAACCACATTTGATTGGAATATTGGCACTGCACCAGAGACTCTTCTCTGGAATGCTCGTGTTGATCCTGTCACTTGGGCTGAAGATGGTTTAACTCCCAATGGGATACATTTCCCTGCTTGTGCCGTGGCCGCTTTACCCTTCAAATATTGGACTGGTACTATGCGATTTAGATTTCAGATTGTTTGTTCCACCTTTCACAAAGGTAGGATCAAAATTGTTTATGATCCAAATTGGCTAGCTACTAATGAGTATAATACGAATTATTTGGAAGTTGTCGATATTTCCGACAAAACCGATTTTACGATTGAAGTAGGTAATGGTCAACCAACAACACTTTTGACCCACCATTTACCAGGGACTGAATCAGTTACGCAAATGTATTCTACATCGCGTTACTTGAGTCAAGAACAAGGAAATGGAGTTTTGGGTGTTTATGTGGTGAATGAATTGACAACACCAAACTCTACGGTGAACAACGATATTCAGGTCAATGTTTACGTTAGTATGGGAGATGATTTTGAGGTTTTTGTGCCAGATGATCATTTCCAATATTTCGTTTTTAAACCTCAATCTGGTTTTGAGCCGCAGAGTGGTGAAGTCACTCCAGAATCTCAGAACACATCTGAGCCTAGTGCTCCTCAACAGGAGGAGTCATCTAGTGTTGGCCCAGGTTATACCAATAGTGAACTTGTGAATAAAGTTTTCACAGGCGAGTCCATCACTTCCTTTCGGACCCTATTGAAGAGATATAACCTACACTCTACAACCATCTGGAATACGAACTCCAATGCTCGAGTTCATAATGCTCGTAGACCTATGTATCCTTATTTAAGGGGAAATGTTGCTAGTGCTGTAAATTTGACAGACGCTGCTGCCTCTTATAATTATTGCAATACTGTTTTGTTGCATTGGATTACTTATGCCTTTTCAGGTTGGAGAGGATCTATGCGATGGAAATTGTTGCCACGAGGTGAGTTCACAGCTAACAGACCAGCTGCGCTCATGGCGCAACGAGCCCCCATTGGTGGTGATGCATATGTAGACACAACTTCAGGTGTAGCTACATTGTATCCAACGCGTAGTGCTATGGCAGCTTCTGCCGTTAATGCTTTAGGAGTTTTAGATAAACCTCCTACCAATCAGCCC